CCTGCTATAGTAGTAGCAAGAACATTAGTCAAATAACCTATACTATTATTTGATGCATGGGTAACAATTCCCTTGCTGTTGACAGTAATAATTGGCAGATAGATAGCTCTTGAAGTTGAAGTAAACGATCCGTAAGTACCTGCAGTAACTCCGGAATCAGGCAGTGATCCTCCAAAGTCTTTAAGAAGTACAAAGTAGTTCCCTCCAGTCCATGATACAGCAAGTATTGATCCTGCAGGGATCTCTTCATACATAGCTTCAAGTGAATCATTATTGACTGACAGATAATGCGGAGCATTGGAGTCAACGATTACAGGATAGCTGTTTGTATTTACTGGCACTGTGTCATTGAATCTGATGAAGATTACGCTGTTGTCATCGGATACAAAATCAGCAGTATCCGTCTGTACAATCAGTGATCCATTGACCAGATCGGCCTGCCCGGTGTATACGTTGTCGTTACCGCGAGGGCCCTGTGGTCCCTGCGGACCCTGCGGACCGGTCTCGCCTTGTACACCTTGCGGTCCTTTAGCGCCTGTTTCACCTTGAGGACCCTGTGGGCCAGTTGCACCTGTGTCACCTTTAGGAAGAGTGAAATCAAAATTCAGACCGGAGCGGAGATCACCGGTTACAGAAGCGGCTGCTGTTGTGCCGGTATGCGCTGTTGCCGAAACAAGACCTGGGAAGCTGTCCCATTCCGCTTCAAGATCCAGCATGGACTTGATGATCCAGTCAAGGTTCAATGCATGGAAATTGGTGTATGGATAGTTACCGGCCAGGTTATTGGCCAGTGTCGTTGTGGAGGACTGCTCGTCGGATGACTCGCCCTTTTCCAGTTCGGAGAGCTTGCGGACGATCCAGTCCAGATTCAGGGCGTGGAAATTGGTATAAGGAAAATCGTCGTATAAGGCCATGTTATTCTCCTTTCATCTTTATGCTCTTTGTGATGACATCGTCGCCCGTATATAAGGTGATGTTGATTTCATAATCATCATATACCACAATGCCCAGAGCTTCCTTGCCGAAGCGGAAGAAGGCGTGGTGCATGACAGTATTCTCTGTTTGAGGCTCTTTTAGGGCTGTTTCAGGGGTTTTCTTTTTCTTAGGCATAATTGTCCTCCTTTAGTATATCTGCAGCAGAAACTTGTCTTTAAACTCTTTAACAATGATGTCAATGAGGTCGTATTCAAGTCTTATCTGCATTTCCTTTTTCAGTACATCCTGTGCGTCAGTGATCGCAGAGTCTCCTTCGACGTGGAAGGTCTCCAGCGTGGTCACTGTGCCGGTATCGGTCGAGGTAGTTCCGGTCTTTGAACGGTCGGAATAGTTCGTGTCGTTCCAGGCGCTTACTTTGTTTTCAGCCTCGCCTGTGCTCTCCAGGTCTCGTGTCTGGGTGATTTCTCTTCGTTCATCTCTCTTGATGTTGATGAACGGGTCATAGTTCTCATACAGAACGCGGGCCATTCTCGTCCATGCCTGTACTCTTGACTGTGACCAGACGGCGATGGCCTGCTTCATCACGGTGGGATCCGGATATAAAACCTCCAGCTCCGCGTATTCGAGAAGTATCTGCTCATAGACGAGATGCTCATTTCCTTTGTCGGTGATGACTTCAGGGAGCCACATCTCGGAGAAGATGGTCGGGTCATATCTATAGAGCCCCAGTATCGACAGTGTTGCTTTCGTTATCATCTGCCTTGTCCTCCTTCTGTTTGTATCGGTAGGATACGGAGATATTCAGTCCGTATCGGGAGTTTATCTTCTCCAGATCTCTGCCCAGAGTATCGAGCCATACATCGACGAGACACTCGGTGTCGGAGTCGTTCGACTCCACTTCCGAAGTGATCAGTCGCTCGCGCTTCTGGGTGTTGGCATTCGGTATGCCGATCTTGGTGTTGTACCGGTCCTCGATCGTCTTCAGATCGTTGAGGACATCTGTGACGATGTAGTTCTGGCCGACGTTCTGCTGCATCCATTCCCAGTTATGGGAGCCGTCCTCGTTGAGCAGATTCTTGTCGATGACCGCGAACGGATCACCGGAAGCAAGCGTGTCGTACATCTTCTTATAGGTCTCGGCTGCTGCTTTGTTCTGGGCAAAGAAGACGAAGCTCGCGCGGGAGTTCAAGAGGTTGACAGCTGCCGTCTCTGTTGCCACCGCCAGCATGTCAGCATAAAGGCTGACGATCTCCGTGATGCCTTTGTAGTCCGGCTCCAGGCGGAGCAGTTCGCAGTCTTTGCCGACTTCCAGCTCAAGGGTAGAAGACAGGACCGGATTGGTAACGATGACGCGCTTAGGCTGATAGAAGATCGTGTGCGTATCGGACAGCGTGCAGTTCTGCGGGATGACGCCGTACTCCGGAGTCTTGAATATGGCCATGAAGCCGTAGCCGAAGAGGACATACTGGAAAAATTCCATGCTCCAGGTCTCCGGGATGCCTTCCCACTTCAGGACTGACAGCGCCTTAGTGAATAAGTGATTAAAGTAATAATTGAATAGCCCGGTATTTTTCGTGTGAATGGTCGACGGCCTCAGTCCTGCATTATACAGATTTATGAAGTCGTAACCGGCCGGGATGCTAGGCTTTGCCGACATTGATGATGCCTCCTTTTCTTCGTCTTCGTGCTGCTATGAGAAGCAGATTCCTGATCGATGTCTTCATCTGCACATTGATCCGCATCGGAGTGTCGGTGCTTACCGTTCCGGTCGAGAAGGACAGATTGAAGTACATGTGTTTTGTTGTTGTGTAAGCATAGTCATGCTCTCGCGTATACCGGAGCACCATGCCCGTCTTGACGGCTCTCTGATAGGTTGTACCGTCTACAGTGTAGTTGGTGTAGACCCATCCGGAGCCGTTGCTTACTCTGGTAAGTCCCGGGAAGGTGTTTCCTCCGGAGACGGACGCTCCTGCAGGGATGCCGGTGATCGTGATGTTGAAGGTGAAGTCAACATAATCCTGAGCCGATGTCATTGTGACATTGTATGATGATGGGCTGATCGTTATATCCAGATTCTCGGAAGGTGTAGGTCCGGGCGTAGGGCCTGTATGGATAACGCCGACCACTTCCTCATAATACGCAGCGCCATGTCCCCGGTACATATCGACCAGACTGCCCCGGGTGATCTCAGACTTCTGGTAAGAAGCCGTTAGACAGGACATGCCATTCCATACGCTTCTGGTAGAGTATGCCGATTGAGATATGTAGATGGTGTTGCCTGCAACACTCTCGACAAACATGACATGACCTGCGTCAGAGTCAGTCAGTACTATGACGTCACCGGGGTTGATATTGGTTGCATCAGGGTCTTTATTTCCGGTGTATCTGTCATACCAGAATTTTGCGTCACCCATCGTGACCAGATATGTGCCGGTCGTCTCGTAAAGTCTGCCCCAGCACCACCATGTGCAGTTACCGTTTATCGAGGTATTCGGTGAATTATTATAGTTGTATCCTTCCTGATACCTAGGGCCTCCATAACCGCCATACTGACCGTACGGATGATTTACAGGAACATAATAAACAGGATTCTGGGCAGACCCCCATTGAGCCTGCCTTGATACATTGGTGTAGTATTGCTGACGGTCTGCGACATAGCTGATCGTCTGATCAGTAAGTATCGGAGTGAATGCCATTATTCAATATATACTCCGCTGTTAAGCATTGATATGATGGCGTTCTGCTCATCTACAGTAGGATGTCCGGTGACATACTCTACCATCGCATTGGCGCAAAGGACGAATCCTGTCAGTGAGTCTATCCTCTTGTTGGCGCAGCATGGAGCGCCGAAGCGGTTGATGTCGTGCGCTGTCTGCTCCATGAAGAAGGCAAATATATAAGGACGGCCCATCTGATAAGAGAGGAAAGAAGCAGGCTGTCCTTTTGTCGCTACCTGACCCATGGAAGCAGATACGGTATCCATGACCGTATCGATCAGAGACTTGTTCTGATCCGGCGCGTTTTCAATGGCAGCTCTCACGTCGTTCATGTTGCGGTGAGCATTTCCAAACGCGGTGAGAGGAGCGCCTCCGGACATATCCTCTGCCTTTGTCTTGATCCAGGTGAGGGCCGACAGACCCAGTCCGACCTTCCAGTCTACGATCATCGAGCTGATCGGGATAGTCACGCCGATCTGGGTGGACTCTGTGTATACCATGCCTCCCTGCTCATTGAACAGCTGCAGTTCTACAGCTCCGGTACAGAAATCGATATACCATGTTACCTTCAGCTCGTCCGATCCGTAAATCTTTGTTGAGTCGATAGGTATGCATCCGAACGGCTGGAAGTACAGAGAGTACTGTGCAAAGGGGGAAAGATTCAAATAATTATATGTGCCGGAGGATGGATGTTTTGGTATTGTGATGTACTCCCTGTACTCTATCACCATATTGGTGTCGATGTGATAGCAGTCGTCCGGAGTTGTGTCCGATGTTGCTGAGACGTTGATGGTCTGCGATCCGCATGGTATCTCATACACTGCGGTGTACTGATCCAGTGTCCTTGGTGAAGGCATGACCGGGAACCACTTGCAGTATGTGACATACTGCAGGTAGTTGTATAGACTTTGTGCAATGCCGGTGTCGACGCTTGTCATCTGGGAAGGCACCATCTGGAAGCCTCTGTTAAGGAAACGGCGGAAGACTCTGGCAGGCATGAGGTAATAGTTGACTCCGGTCAGGGTCGTACCTACGACGCCGACAACGAAGCAGCCGTTGCCGATCGAGCCTGAGAAGTATGTTGAACGCACTGCCCAGGTATCATCTGCCGGAACATATTCCTCCGGATAGTTTGTCGCCAGAGCTTTGGCATAGGCGTTCTCTTCATCAACATAGGTGTTGTAGAACGTATCGACCAGGTCCGGATTGTATGCGGAAGCAGAGCGCAGAACATACTGCCTGCTGTTTTCGATGTCTTCCTTATAGGAAGCCAGCACGTCCGTCCGCAGGAAAAGCGTCCAGACGCCGATGTCGAAGCGCACATCTTCAATGAAATAATAACGGTTGAAGGCGGGGATATAGGCATAATTGTAAAGAGGTATATTGTTGTTGCCTTTCGGGTCTGTGACTTCGATGATCGGGGTGATCACGGAGGAGATCGACTTCATCACACAAGGAACGACATCCCCGCCGGTTGTTGGTACCTTTGTAGAATTAGGGCGCTTATTGAATTTATATAATGTTATATTGAACATTTAGACCTCCTTAATAAAAGAGGAGCTCCGAAGAGCTCCGCCAGAGACTCTAATCGAGATAGAGTACGACAGCCTTCTCTGTCAGGTCGTTCTGCAGCTGGATGTCCATATGGGCAAACATGTTGTAGTACTGACCTTTTGCATTGTATGGGCTTGTTTCAATGACATCATTGTAGATGTTGTAGCCCATAGCGTCACGGTCGAACATGACGCCGATGACATTGTTCAGGACCTGAGCTTCACCGGTCTTGACTGCACCTGCGGCATCTACATAGACCGGAGTTGCGCTGACCTGAAGCGGATTTTTGATTGCCTGCCAGTAGGTGACAGCTTCAACGTCCGCATATCTCAGGAAGTTGTCGTGGTAAGTATCGGCAAGGACCATCGCATCCATTGAGTCGAGGAACTTTGCGCTCATGTAGACTCTCTGATCTCTCACATCGGTATGTCTCATGATCGGGTAACCCGTGAGCTTCTGCTGGAAGAGCTCTGAACGTTCAGACATTAAGCGGCTGATCTCGCTGACTCTGCTGTAGACCCACTGCATGAACGGCTTATAGTTTGCCGGCTGCATGACAGTTGTTGCGGTGAGGCTGAGACCTGTCAGAGCGTTGTACTCGGTCAACAGGTGGATGTTTGAGTCGGCATCATTGATGTCAGCTTTCGCCGCGATGGTATTGGCTACCAGGGACCTCTTCAGGTTTTCCAGCCATTGCTTTCTCTCATTGGCGAAGTGAGTCATGAGTCCGGTGATGAAGCTGCCGAAGTTTGCCTCGTTCTCAAAGGCTGTCTTGAGCTGCTCACGATAAATCGTGTAAGAGCCCATGTAGACATCCGAGCCTACATATCTGGTCTCAATGACCTTCGGCTTGCGTACAGTGTACTGGTCAATGGACTGACCCTCGACGGTCTCATGAGTCGGGTCTGCGATCGATTCGCGGTCTGCGAAGTTGATCTTGCGGATGATACCGCCCCAGCTGTCGGCAGACATCTGCAGTCCTTTGAACTTCTCGTCATATGGACGGACAGCGATGATCGTGCGCTGCAGGACCTGGGTGATGGCGTTGAGCGTGTTTTCGTAACCGCTCTGCAGAGTAGCCTGAGCTACAGAAATGAAGCTCGACAGGTCAGTCGGCTGGATCGATACCTGACCGGTAGCTTCCTGGTGGATCGCATTGATCAGCGCATACGCCTGCTGCTTCGACATAGTGTTTACAGACATTTGTTATTCTCCTTTCATGTCGTCTTCAGGCGGATTGATCAGAGAAGCCAGAATGTCCTCCGCTCTCAGCTGCCCGCCTTGTTTACTTTCAGTTTTTGCGATATTTTCCTTATAGATCGCAGTCTTGAGGTCCTTGACCTCATTGGCCAGAGCTGCCATGACTTTCATCATGTCTCCGGAGCCATTGTCTTCCGGTGCGTCCTTCGGTGCTTCTTTTATTTCCTTTGCATCGTCCTCGATCATGGAATTGATCTCGTCCTTGGAATAGCCTGCTTTGAGGAGCGCCAGTCTTTCGGATAGTTTCATGTGAGCCTCCTTATTGTAGTTTATCCTCGATGAGCTGTTTGAGTCCGACCAGAACAGCATTGTTTTCAGATATGACTTCTTTGAGCGAGAGCATCTCTGCCTTGTGGTTTTCCTGTTCCTTATTAAGAAACCAAAACATAATAGCACACATGACGATCGGGAAACCGACCGTGCTGATCGCCTGGATCAGAACATTAACATCTTCCATCGTTGTCTCCTTTCATAGAGAGGCTCAGTCATGCACCGGACAAGTGCACCTCCGCCCTTCCGGGGCTGTCCTTGGGAGTTGTGCCTCTCTATATAATTATACCAATAATTCGCATAATATTTTATGAATTGTGTGAAGTTGTGTGAAATGCCGGGAAGCCCTCTTGACAGCATTTTTATTTTATATAATAGAGGTAAGCTGATAAGCAGCAGGGAGGAAAAACACATGAAGTTAAAGAAATCATCACTTTCAATTCAGGGTACTAACGCTTACGACGTAAGCTCTGAGAAGACGATCATTATTTTCACTGAAGACGATCACTCTATCGAGTCCATCTGTCTGGCTCAATGGTATAAGCCTCAGGTATGGTTTAAACCTAAGGGTCTCTGGTATCTTGAGAACGTAACCGAAGGTGATGACTGCGAAGTATTGAACATTGACAGTCTGATGATCATGATCGCCCAGGAGGAGCATGGCTGTGTTAGAGCGTGAGCAGGAACTCAACCGGGTCTTCAAGGAGCTCACTCTTCCGCAGCTGAAGAAGATGTGCGAATGGTACAAGGAAGATGAAGGCAAAAAGACGGACTGGATGAGCATGCTCATATCGGTAGTCGCTGCAACCTTTGAGACGATGTACACGAACAGAGGGGGTATGTTTGATGAGAAAAAAGAGAGTTAAGATGACGAAGGAGGACGCGGACCGCATCGGAATCCTGCGCCAGCAATACAATGCGAACGAGAACGCAAAGCTCGCCGGCATGATCCAGGACAAGGAATACCAGGACGCCCTGAACCGCATAGGCATGGAGATCGTTATGCTCGAGGAGAAGTACGGACTCTATGAGGAACTTTGAGAAGATACAGAGCCTGCTTCTGGACTCCCAGAAGGCAAGAGTCAGCGACATGACCATCTTCAACGCATGGGCCAGAGGCGATATGTCAACAGCAAAATGCCTGAAGCTGTTCAGGCAGCACAACAGACAGAACGACCGCATCGACATCTCTCTGGAAGACTTTGAAGCCTGGATGATGTCCATCGGATACAGGAGGCAATGATGGCAACAAGACAGACAAGAGAGAACATCCTGCGGGAGTTCAACCACAATGTAAGAGAGATCAACAGAAATCTCGAGGAGCTCGAAAAGAAGGTCCCGGACTCCATAGCCCTGGAGAGATATAAAGGCGAGTTTTTCGAGATCAGTGATCCAAACTACAACTATAATGCGCTCCGGCGCATGAACAAGAGAGCCAAGCAGCTGCTGGAATCGGGAGCCGTATCCGTAGAAGGTCAGGAGAGGTCTATGTCTCTGGCGCTGGATACGCTGCACCGGGAAGGCTATGACTACATCAACCGCCGAAACTTCAACAGCTTCATGCGCTTCCTGGATGACGCAAGAGCGAAGGGTCTCGGCGCCCTGTACTCATCGACACAATTGATCGATAAGATCAAGGAGATGAAAGACAGACGGCTCACCAAATCGCAGATACTGAAGAATATAGACCGATGGTCCAGGCAGAACGTAAAGCGTGACAAGGAAGGAAAAGTCATCGAACAGATCAAACCAAAGAAGCTTTACATCAGGAAGTACTGATCATGCTGACGGAGGACTTTAACTTCGATCAGCTGGCTGACCTTCAGATCATTCCTAAAGTCCCGCGCAAAAAAGGAAGCAAGCCCTATCTTGACATCGTGACGGCCTTCGACATCGAGACGACAAGACTGCCGGAGATCGAGCAGTCAGTCATGTATATCTGGCAGTTTCAGTATGGCCTCGATCAGACAGTGACCGGCAGGACCTGGGAGGACTTCTTCCAGTTTCTGGATCACATCGTCGAACGCATCAGGGGTGTCGCCTGGCTTGTCGTATATGTGCATAATCTGTCCTATGAGTTTCAATTCCTGAAGGGTCTCTATGACTTTCAGGCGGATGAGGTCTTCGCAACAGACTCGCGCAAGGTCCTGAAATGCACCATGTTTGACTGTATCGAGTTCAGGTGCAGCTATTATCTCACCAACATGCCCCTGGCCAAGTTTCTGCTCAAGTACAATGTTGAGAACAAGAAGCTCTCCGGTCTGGAGTTTGACTACTCGAAGAGACGATTCCCGTGGTCACCTCTTACGGCCCGGGAGATGGAGTATTGTATCAATGATGTCAAAGGTCTCGTGCAGGCATTGTACAAGCAGATGGCGTCCGATAAGGATAACCTCCAGACGATACCGCTGACAGCGACAGGATACGTCCGAAGAGATGTAAAGCAGGCCATGCGGGGCTTCAATCATACACAGCTGCAGGAGATGCTTCCGGATGCGGATGTGTACCGCCTGCTGCGTGAAGCCTTCAGGGGAGGAGATACGATCGCCAACCGGTGGAATGCTGACGACATCATCGAGAACGTTCAAAGCGTAGACATCACATCTTCGTATCCGTCCTCAATGCTGATGTGCAAATATCCGATGGAACGCTTCTACCGTGAGGACCCGGACGACTTCAAGAGACTCTACAAAATGAAAAGCAAGGCTCTGCTCTTCCGTATCGCATTCATAGGTCTGAGACTCAAAGATCAGTCCGAGGGCCATACCTATCTGTCAAGAGACAAATGCAGATGCATCGAAGAGGGGACCTTCTCCAACGGACGAATCATCCGCGCTTCGTATCTGGAAACGACCATCACGGACATTGATTATGAGATCATCGCCCGCCGGTATAAATGGGACAGACAGGTCATCATCGATCTGTACTCTTCCAGATACAAGATGCTCCCGGCAATGCTCAGATCGGTCGTCATTCAGTATTACAAAATAAAGACAGAGCTGAAGGGAGTTGAAGAAGGAACAAACGACTATCTCTTCTATATGAAGAACAAAGAAAAACTGAACAGCACCTATGGCATGACGGTCGAAGACCCGGCCAAGGATACGATCGAGTTCATTGACGGTGACTTCGTTCCGAAGGATGAACCACTCGAGAAATTGATCGCCAGACATAACCGGTCCGCGTTCCTGTCCTATGCATGGGGCGTATGGATCACAGCCTGGTCACGCAAGCGTCTGGCAGACGGTATTGATGTTGTTACGCATAACGGCAGGGAGCCGATGAACTTCATCTACAGTGATACTGACTCGATCAAGTATACCGGTGATGTAGACTTCACAGCCTACAACAGACAGATGGAAGAGCAGGCAACCAGATGGAAAGCCTACGCTGCCGATCGTGACGGTGTCGTCCATTTCATGGGAGTCTATGAATCAGAGCATTATGATCTGCCGAACCGCTTCAAGACTCTGGGCGCTAAAAAGTATGTGCTCGAAGACAAAGACAAACGGCTTCATATAACGATTGCCGGTGTTAATAAAAAAGAGGGAGGGAAAGAACTAGAGAAGATCGAAAACTTCAAGGAAGGCTTCATTTTCAGGAAAGCCGGAGGAACAGAGAGTGTCTTCAATGATCATATAGATATGGTCATACAGGAAGACGGACATGATCTTCACATAACTGATAATGTGGTGATCAGAGACAGCTCCTATACGCTTGGCATAACGGCCGAATATAGGGCTATACTGGATGGTGTCATGGAGATCAAATACTCAGACCATGACATCGATGGGTTGTTTAAAGTTAAAAACTAAGGAGGAAAGTATGAACAACGTAACACTAATGGGTAGATTAACAGACAATATCAAGGTAAGCACAGGCTCGAAAGATACGCGCTGGGCCAACTTCACGCTGGCAGTCAGGGACGGTGTCGATGAGGAAGGAAACTCTCTCGCGCAGTTCATCCGCTGCTCCATCTTCGGCAAGGCTGCTGACATCCTCGAAAAATTCACAGAGAAGGGCTCACCGCTCTGCGTAAGAGGTCATCTCCGTGTATCGTCATATAAAGACGAAGACGGAAAGACCGTCTGGTCAACGCAGGTGATCGTCGAGGACTTCGATCTGATCGGTGCCCGCAAAGCCGAAGAAGAGCCGGAGAAAAAGACTAATAACAAGAAGTACAGAAGATAGGAGGAAGGCGGTGCAAACCGCCTTTTACTGAATTATGAAAGCAATATTGGTAATAGATATGCCGTCTAACTGTTTAGATTGCCCATGTGAATATGACTATATGAGATGCAAGGCAACGAATTATAAGTTAGATTACGTTAATGCCGATACGGAGAGACAATCATGGTGTCCATTAAAACCATTGCCACACAAACTACAAGCAGACTGGTACACAAACGGATATAAAGAAGGCTTTAATGCTTGCCTTGATGAGATTACAGGAGAAACAGAATGTATTATACAAAAGAAGGATACATCGATGTAGACAAGACGCTGGAGAAGGACCGCTCGACGTTCATCTTCATGGTAGGAGCCCGCGGCATCGGCAAGACCTTCGGCTTCCTGAAGTATCTCATCGACAAGCAGATAAAGTTCATCTATATGAGGCGCACCCAGACGCAGATCGACATGATCAAATCGGATGAACTGAACCCGTTCAAGGCCCTGCGCATTGAACTGGGTGACGCCTACAGCTTCATGATGAAACGCGTCAACAAAAACATCACCGGAGTATATCGGACCGTTAAAGATGAAAACGGCATAGAGAGGCCATACGGCGATCCCGTGGCCTTCATGCTCGCATTGAGCACAGTATCAAATATAAGGGG